GCGCCCTCAGAGCCCGCGGGGCCTGTGCTACCTGTCGGCCCGGTGACAATCGATTGCGGCCCGGTGCTGCCGGTAGGCCCGGTGACAGTGGACGCGGCACCCGCGGCGCCCGAGGAGCCGGTGGCTCCCGTCGGCCCAGTAACAGTCGAGGCCGCACCTGCGGAGCCGGAGGCCCCCGTCGGCCCAGTAACAGTCGAGGCCGCACCAGCCGAGCCCGCCGGCCCCGTCGGACCGGTGGCACCGCCACCGCCTCCGGCACTGAAGGCAGTCCACGTGGTGAGATCCGAGCCGAGCTGCTGGTAGGCCGCCAGCGAGGCCACCCAAACGAGCATCCCCGCTTCCCGCCTGGCGGCCGGGATCGCGTCACGCTCGGTGGTATCGGCCACGGTGCGGAGGCCACCTTTACCGTAGAGAGCCAAGTGCGACGGGTGGACGTCCTCCGTTGAGAACGGCACCACCGGAGCGATCAGATTTTGGCCGACAATCCCGGTGGCTGGCATCAGATCACCTCCACGAGAGCGGTGCCGGTGATCGGGTAGATCGAGCGGTAGATCGTGTAGCTGTTGGCCGATTGATTGGTGAAGGTGATGCTCCGCGTGGAGGTGCTCCAAGCGGAGGATACGATCCCATTGATCTTGATCGTCGGCGTGCCGAAGGCCGTTGGCAGAGCGAGATAGATATAGGCCGAGCTGGCCGCCACCGATTGCGAGAGCGTGGAGGTGGAGCCGAGAGTCACGGTGAGAGCGAGGATCTGAGCGTCGGAGGCCGCGGCCGATGCGCTTGCACCGACAGCCCGAGCCAGCAGCGTGCCAGAATTCTGCGCCATCGTGGTATGCACCCTCACCATTGCCCGGAAAGCGTCGGCGTAGCGAAACAGCGGCACGCCTCGCGGCGTGGAAACCTCGTAGGTGGTGACGATCCCGCCTGTGGATTCGAGGATCAGATCGCCACGCTGCGGCGAGCCGAACGGAAGATCCTCAGTTCGCAGAAGGTAATCGCGAGACTCAAACGATTCGATCACGCCCGACTGACTGCCAGCCTCGAACATGCTCTTCCCGATGGTAGCCGTGACGGATGCGGAACTGTTCCCCCGGCGGTACGTCACGGCATAGCCGGCCGACGCGTTCAGCGTGTCGGCGAGCCAGCTCGTTCCGCTGCGGAGAAGATCCACGGCCACCTCCGGAAAAGAAGTCCGCCGGCGGCGGCAGATGCACGCCGCCGGCGGATGATGCGAACCAGAGCCAGAATCAGCGGCCGACGTTGAGCAACACCTTCACGGTGCTATCGCCCACCACGCGAGCGGCAGCGAGCTTGCCGGCGTAGGTGCCGGTGCTGGCGTTCGCGATGCCCGAGGCCGTGGAATAGAACACCACGGAGCCCTGAGCCCCGGTGGCGCCGGTGGCACATGGCAGAGCCACGACGCCCTCGACGATCACCGCGCCCAATTTGCCCGAGGCGATCGGCCTGGGGGAAACGCTCACCAGCTCGCCCATCACAACCACCTCACCGGCGCCGATGTCGGCGGCGGGGGTGTAGTCGATCAGATCACCATCCGAAAAATAACCGGGGCCAGTCGAAGCCATTGGAAAACCTCTTGAGTAAAAGATTGGGAAGGATCGTCATGCCGGGGGGCGTTACAACGCGCCCCCCGGCTGCGATTACGTGTCAGCAGATCAGGACGTGGCCATCCGGAGCGTGGAGAGCGGCTCGGCCTTTGCCACGCCGAAATCCATGTAACCGCGAACCGTCACGCCGAGCTTGTCGGCATCGGGCATCACGTTCTCCACGGTGGGAGCCTGCTGGCCGTTGAGGAATACAACGTCCATCGCAGGGAGATCCGCACCATCGGCCATCAGCCACCACGTGGTAGCCGAGGTGAGGTAATTGCTCACCACCACCTTGTAGCGGCCTTGCAGCACGTTGGCACTTGGAGCCGCCGTGGTGTTGCCGCTGATCAGCAGGCTCGAAGTCATCAGCTCCGCGGCCGTCAGCTCAAGCTCCGGCGGCACGAGCAGAATCCGCGGGGCGATGCCCAGCGGGTTGCCGTCCGGATCGGTGAGCTTGCGGAACGCAGTCGCGGCAGTCTTGAGGCCAGCCAGGGCGAGAGCGTTTCCTGCGGCAGCCGTTACCTTTTGGTAATAGGTGTCGTTGGAGGAAAGGAACTCCGTCCAGATAGTCTCATTCAACGCCAAAGCAGAACCACGGCCCATCCGCTGCGGAACTTGCGACAACGCGTTGAGATCGTCGTTGTACATGTCCTGCCGCGTGATCTGCGTGGTGATGCCCCAAGTGTCAGCCGCGAGCGATCGCTTGTAATCGGTTGCGGTTGCTGTCTTGAGCTCGCCGCCATTGCCGACCTTCTGGAACTTGAACGAACCATTCAGCCGAAACTGATTCACGGCCTTGAAGTCGTTCACGGAGCGGATCGCGGAGATCTGCTGCCAGACCGACTCCACGGCATTGAATCCGTTGAGAAGGAACTTGTTGGTAACAGCGGAGAGCAGATCGGCGATCTGGTGGCTCGCGAAAGCCGCCGTGATCACCGCCCGCATATTGCCGTCATTCAGCCGATCGCTGCCGGTGTAGCCGTTCGCACGAGCGGCCTGCACCATAACGCCCGAGAGCGAAACGTCCCTGCGAGCCTTGTGGGCTGCTTCGAGCGTCTGCTCGTCATACGCCTTTTCGGCCTTGAGTCCGGCCTGCATGCACAGAGCCGCTTCAAGCACCTTGGGAGAGGCCACGGAGGCTTCCACCACGTGGATCGCCGGCCCGGCAGGCCGTTCGCTCCGAGCGGCAGATACCTTGGCCTGCGCCTCGATGGCCGCTCGCTGCGCCACCTGCTCCTCCCTCAGAGCCTTGAGCTCTGCAAGAATCGCCTGACTGTTGTCGGGAGCAGCTGCGGGAGCCTTGGTTTCCACGGCGACGCCCGCCGTGGCTTCGACCTTGTCGGCCGGCAAAGTGGCGTTGTCCGCCATATTGGAATCCTCACTCGCTTCCGCAGCGATCGCGGCAGATGTATCGGGATCTGCACCCATCAAGACAATCGAGACTTCGCGCAGCTTGGAGCTACGCACAACGGAGATCGGCCCTGCAAACTCTCGGCCGTTGACGTTCACCTTTTCACCGGCCGAAAGGTTTTCGATGCGGTTGATATCGGCGCCGATGCTCGCCTGAAACTTCATTCCACGGCGTGCCAGATTCAGCACCTGCTCGCTGGTGGCACTGGCACCGAACAGATCGCCCGCGAGCACGAGCTGCTTGCCGTCGTTGATCGTGGTGGACGATTGCCCGAGCACGCTGTCGAGGCTCGCATCATGGCCGTAGAGGATCGGCAGGATGCCGCTCCCGGTATCCATTCCAGCGAGATCCACCACCAGCGGATTGCGGCTCCAGAATTGCTTGATCGCGGCGCCGGTGTATCCGACAAGCGAGAACGTCGGCGCCACCGGCTGGCCGGCGGAGTCGATCGCGGCCACGGAGAACTCCGCCTGGATGGCGAGATTGTTCTTTCTCGCGGCGGCGATCAGTGCCATGTCTTGTGCGGTGCTTACTTTCATCAATCGTCCCCTTCTTCTTCCCCGGCCGTTTCGCCGGTGTAGTTGGTGCTCGGCTCCAAATCGACAAGCAAGCCGAGGGCTCGCATCTGCGCCACCTCTTTGGCCCGCTGCGCCAATTCGACTTGCCAATCCTTCCCCTGCTTCGCGTATTCGTGAGCGAGCGTTGTGGTGTGCGTTCTCAAACGCGTCTCGGCCGCGTTGGCTTCCTTGCCCGGATCCACGTGTTCGCGGCCGTCCCAAGTCCACGCCCAGTTCCACTCCGCAATCGGAGGAAGGCCGCGGGGGATCATGCCGAGTGGAACGGCCTCATCGAGCCAGGCGCAGAGGATGCGATCGAGGGCGCAGTGCTGGAGCTCGTCCCGCTCGGTGCGGATTGTCTGCTGATACAATTGGTGATCCATCCGGCCCGAGGCGTAGTTGTATCCCGAGGAATCGAGCGCCGTCATGTTGTACGGCAGGCCGATCGAGCGGCCGAGCTCGTTGAGCATTTCCTTCTTGAACATCGCGTATGTATTCGTTGGCTGCTCGGCCTTGAGCTGCTCAATGTTCCACCCGTCGGGGAGGGTGGTAATCATTCGCTTCTGAATTTCCATCGAAGCGAAAGCTTCGACTTCGTCCACCTCAGCGGCCGGCGAATTCGTTTTCAGAAACGCCGCGAAGTCAGCGGCCGTCTCGGCTGCGGCCACCACCGCCGAGGTGTAACGCCGCATATCGCCGAAGAGCCGGAGAGCCGGTGCTACTTCGCTCAGGCCGCGGTGCATCGCGGGCCTGATCTGCTTGAACCAATGGATTATGTACCGCGATTCGATGCGATCGAATTCAAAGTTACTGATGCGGTAGTTGCTGCCCGGATGGTACTTGAGCCGCTTGTACGCGATGATGTTTCCGTACTCGTCGAATTCCAGCCCATCGACGATTGAGCCTTCCGGCGTGGTGTTGGGAATGTACAACCCAACCGGCGTGGCGATCATCTCCGCCTCGATCAGGCGGATATCAAGCTGCACACCGTCGAGCCGCGGATTCGTCACGAATTGAGCGAATGCCTCGCCGTCGATCAACTTGCTCTGTCGCATCGTCCGCAGTTTGCAAGGCAGGTAGATCGCGTTGCACCAGCGGCCGAAAGCCTTTTCGATTGCGTTGTCGGCGGCGGAGTCGCCCGTGTCGATCTGCACACGCGGCCCGGTGCCGATGAGATCGTTGGCGAGCGTGTCGGCGATGCCGGCGAGATAGCTGTTATTGAGCCGCTCGTATCGGGCTCGGTTGCGGATCGTGCGTCGGCGGATGGCGGTGAGCTCGCCGTCCATGCTGAACCAATCGGCGTTCGCCCAATGCTTATAGTCGTCCCCTTGTTCGGCGATGTCGATCCGCGCCCGCACCGATCGCCCTGGCGGGGAGATTGGCTGAGGCTTCGGAGCCGCCTTGAAGAGATCGAAGAATCCCACTAGAAGCTCCCCGGAGGGATCAACTGATTGAATCTGAGGCCGCGATTTCCGCCGCTTTTGGCTGCCGCCTTTGCCGCGAGGTACTTGTCCGCTGCGATCTGCTGCTCGAGATCGTGAGCCTCAGCCTCGCCCGCGTCGGTGCGGACGCGCTTCGGCCCTTGAGCCGAGGAATCGATAGCGGCGGTGCGATCGTCTGATGCCATGCACCGACGTTACCGCTCACCAGCCTCAGAGAGAGAGGGGGTGTGGTGTTATCGTGCCATCGGCTTGATGACAATTTTCCCGCCGGCACCCTTGGGAAGCTCTACCTTGCGCCGCTTGCGGCCACCCGCCTCCGTCGATGACGGCTGCACACCTTGGATCGATGCGGCGACAGCTGATCCCACAAGTGTGTCGAGCCAATGGTTATCACGGCCGGCCATTTTCCATTCGTCCACCACGCGGCCGCGGGCTTCCGTGCGAACCGGATATTCCGATGTGAGGTGCTCAAAGAGCAGATCGTGATCACCCGCGTGAATTGTCATTGCCTCCGGATCGCCGAGAGCCAGGCGGAGCCGGGCGGCCACGAACGTCTTCCAGAAGTTCGTATCGTAGAGCACCGATCTCTGGCCTTCGCTGACTTGGCCGATTTTCCAATTGAGGCCGATCTTGTCGCCGCGGCCCTTCGTTTTTTCCGTGAGGGCCTGCGAGGAGGCACCGATGCCGCGGCCGTGAGAGGGGAGGATATTGGCTGCGAAATGGCTCCGCCTCGCGAACGTCCGCACCACCTGCGTG